TGGGTCAAACATTGAAGCAATATTGCTAAGGCCTTCTACATAAGAAGAATCTGGGCCGTAAACTGTTGTTCCTAAGGATGTTTTAGCCATAATTATCGAATGCTTCCTAGGAACCTTCCAGCTCCTGGTACTAATGAATTAGTAGTTGCGTTGTAATAAAATAGATTTGGATTAAATAAATTGCCTGCATTATTCGCAGTACCAAGGTTTGGTAAAATTTGATTAGCAGTTAATCCGGTCTTTGCTCCAGCAACTAATCCATTATCTACGGAAGTCCCAAGTTTTACTGCATTTGTAAGAGCTTTATCTGCACCATTACCCCACCAGCCAGCACCGGCTCCAAGGCCAGTAACTGCACCGCCAAGTGATAATACATCGCCCAATGTTTTTAAGCCGTCGCCAGCATGGGAAGCGGCTTGAACTTCGTAAGGAAGTACATTTGCAGACCCTTGCATAAAACCGCCGATTGTACCTTGGTTCTGCATTTGGCGAGCGTTGTATAGGGCATTGCCTAATTGTACGTCACCAAAGCCTTGTAAGGCTGCTTTAGCAGCTCCTTGTTGACCGGCAAAGCCTTGAGCCTTGGCCGCTTGGGCTGCCTGCTCGGTATTGACTACTTTATTGGTCGACGTATCGCCAGCCAAGTTTTGACCTGTAGCCTCTACAGGCGCGCGAGCGTCAGCTGTAGCCTTATCATAGGATGCCTTGCGCTCGCCCTCTGCCTTGCTTTGGTCGGCCGTTTGATTGGAAGCCTGAGCATGACCTAGGCTTTCGTCGAAAGCCGCCTGAGATTGGTCTTGGAAGGCCTTTTGGCGAATACGCTCAGCTTGCTGCGCGCCTTCCATGGCTTTGCGGGATTGAGATTGAGCGGCTGCCTGAGCAGTAGCACCGGCTGCCGTTAGGGCTAAACTAATTGATACAGGATCGCACATAATTATCGAACTACTTGGTTTTGTTTTGGACTACCAATACCGAAGTATTGTTTATAAGGACTAATGCCAGGACCGCCGCTGTAATAGCCGGCTTGAGCGGCATTGCCAAGTACCGCGGTAGTATTGGCAAAGAGATTGCCAATCGGTGAAAATGCGGGCTGCATAGCCAGCGTAGCGGCTTGACGTTCAGCGCCGGCGGCTGCCAGCGACGGATTGCTAGTTACTTGTAACTGATTGATTAAACTGTTGCGATTATCCTCAACCATTTGGCGGGCCTTTTGTTGCTCGCCAATTGCCTGATCGGCAATCTGCTGACGACCGAAAGCATTATCTGCCTGAAGAATACCGCCTTGGCGAGCTGCCTCGCTGGAATTGGTATTGCCACTACGAGCCAATGAGAAGGCAAGGTTATTGCCCATTTGCTGGTACTGATTGTTGAACTGTGGCATTGCGTAGTTTTGATACGCATCACCTCGGCCTTTATAAAAGTTATTATCAAATTTGCTAAACGTTTGGTCGACGTTTGAAATGCCTGTTCTAATTCTTGCCTGACGTGCTTCTTCATCAGCGCGAGCTTGCGCTGCTCCACCATCTCCGCCTCCGCCACCGAAGCACATTATTTAGTCATACCCATAGAACCATGGTTCTGTGGATATCCTCCAAATAAAGATGACACATCGTTTCTGTTAATGTAATTCAATTTATTAAAATTGTCGTTTTTAATGGTATATTTGTCAGGGTCTAATTGCATATTAACGATTTGTGATTGCATGGATTGCTTTGGCACTCCGATGTATTGATTCTGGTTTTGAGTTGTATCTGCAAAGTTATGCACAGTACCAGTAGCTTGTGGGTTATAGCACATTATTTAATTAACCTTGATGCACCCATTGCAGTTGAAGCCCCCTTGAATAGTGATGATAAAGTATTATCCTGAGTTGGAGTTCCTGGTATTTTAATACCCATAAAATTAGATCCAGGGGCAGCTTGAAACGTTGCAACACCTTTGCTTGCTGCATACTGCTCTGGGGTCATAGAAAATTGATTATTGCTATTTGACTGTACTGTTCCACTTGGACCGGAAGTAAATGAATGTGGAGATGCGTTGTATTGCTGATTGTACGTAGCAACATCTTCAAGATTTCTTACAAGCCCTCCCAAGCCCCCTCCTCCTGTATATTTTGGAAAACACATAGTCTTTAGACGGATTGTGCTTTTGTTACTGGTTTTGTCCAGCAATACAGAAAGAACTGCTCGCCGGCTTTTCCGTAGTTAGAAACTTCCGACTCCTTGTAGGCACCAAGAGCTTCTAGCCATTTATGCGCCGTTGTGTGTGTTGATAGGCTTCGACACTCAAGTCGATGATAGCCGGTATATTCAAGTGCAGGAAAGAATACACGCTTGCCGAAGCGATGAGTTGATAGGGCAATTTCATCAAACCTATCAGTAGCAAACATCCAAATAGACCATACCCCATTCCACATCGGAATGGCTCCGCAGCAAACTACAGGCGTTCCGTCGTCAGCATGCAAGACATAGCCAAACTCGCCGGCCCGAAGGACGGCATTACCAAATGCCCAAGGGTCGTCTGACCATTGCGTAGCAAAGATTTCTTCCCTGTCTTTAGCCCGCATATTATGAACCACGTACTGTACGCCATCGGGGTAAAGCTCAGTTGGCTTCATTTAATTCAAAATGCGCTATAAGGTTGGCTATACGTGCGTATCCCGAAGTATTATTGACTAGGCGTACGCCTACGTGCGTACCTATGCCTGAAGCCATGATACGGCCTAGGCTGAATGTAGGTTGATTGACTGTGGCAATTAAGTCGCGGGCTGAAACGGCTAATGGATCCATGCCAATATAGACCTTCCAGTAGCCCTCACAGGTCATATCAATTCCGTTTAAGGTCTTGATATGGGCTGGCTTGCTTCCGTCTAGATAAGGCAAGATTACCTCAACTGTGCTATCGTCATATTCTGTACCAGTCGTTCCGCCGTAAAGGTAGATGGTATTGCCAGACCGGGCGTAGACACGGCCATCTTTAGTTGTAAACTTGGATATGGCAAAGCCTGGTTCGTAGGTAGACCATGCCGCCACTTGGCTATTCGGGAAGTATGAATAGACGTAAATCTTTGAGCCAATGGCAATCCAGTATCGGCCGTCGATTGGCTCGATGATTGCTGGGCATGCTGCCTTTTGAGCGTCCGTAAGGGCTGCTAGATCGGTCAGGATTAAGTTGTCTACCGGCGTACCAACGTCATTGACTACCGCTGCGTTAGACGCGTCACGCGCGCGTAACGAGCGTATGCCTGAATCGGATAAATAAAATACATCAATTTCACCGAATGATACAATGCTCGATGCACCAATGGCTCCGGTATTGGATATGACTTGGCCTTGTACGTTATTGGCTGGGTCTGGGTCAATACGCCAAACCTGTACGGATCGGCGAGCGAAGGCAGCCAGATTACCTTGGTAAAGGGCAAGGCCGGTTAAGACTTCATTGCCTCCGCTATTGTTTGATAGATTGATAAAGCCTGCACCAGTTCCATTAAAGCCCCATTTGGTTGGCTGATTAACGCCAGAGAAGTAAAGCAATGAGCTACTGGTTATATGTTCCTTACTTTTAAATGTAAGCGCTGAAACAGGAGTAGACTGTGCTACGCGAGTAGCCCCCCAGTAGAAAGGATTATTTGGGTCAAGTATCGGTGCGGCTGAAATAGTTATATTTTTACCTGAAGCAAATGTACCGCCTAGCGTGATGGTGTAAACTTTGCTATTACCTGGTGTCGCATCAACACCTCCGTCAAATTTCAATATAGATGATGCTACTACATTTCCAATAACAGTTACACTAATTACATGTCCATTTAAAGATTTACCAGAACCGGCAACACCAGACATGACTACTTTTGAATTTGATACTGATGCAACGTATTCAGTTGATGATGTGTATGTGTTTATCTGGTTAGATAATGCTACCATTGTATCAGTATTAGAATTAACCCAAGGAATTGTTTTACCCAATGCCTCAACACCATCTACTGTAATTGATGTAATAAAATTATCTGCTCCACCGCTAAGTGTAATCCAGTCAGCTATAAATCTCCCAGCATGATATGGACTTGCTACAGCACCAGATACAACTTCTCCACTTCCTGGATCTGTTTCAAACTCTAATCTAATTACTTTACCATTGTACGCCGCACCTTTAGCCGGATCTGAATAAACTGTAACTGTAGAACCATCATTACCACTTAATTGAGAATACGAATAACTTGCAGTAAATCCTGATGTTGAGGTATTTGCGTTAATATATGTGCATAATGTCCAAGACATTCTTGGCCCATCATTATACTCACCACTAGCATGTGCTGGAATTGAATATAAATTAAATGGAGTTGTATTTAAAATTTCTACATCATCTACATACATTCCAGTTATATTTGCATGAGTAATGTTATTTCTATGCCATTTAGATCCACTAGCATTTCCATTTGAACCGCTAGTTATAGCAAATGAACCAGTTGAAATTACTTCTAAAACAGGTGCAACGTATGCTACAGACAATGCAGTTGTAGCAGTTATTGGAGAATCTGCAGTTACAGTAGCAGTATAATCATTCCCGGCTGGTCCGTTTAATGTAATAACATTTCCAGCAGCCGTAGCCGTATATCCATCGCTTACAGTCGAAGCCAGGTGCGTAGCAACACCAGCAAGATTGGTCATACTAGGGCGGGTTATTCCATTAACAAAGTCAGATACAATAACCCCATTAAAAAATGGGTAGGTACTTCCGTTTGAAAACTTAGCGATGACAAATGGCTTACCGCCATAGAGTGTAGAGAATACTACCTCGGTCATGGAAAATCCGTCTGGATGC